ACTGAAGACTTAGTAAAAGATTTTGCTGACTTTTCACACAAGTTGCGTTTAACGCCAGAGCAAGCTAGTGGCATTCTGGACTATTATAGGTCGTCTGTGGAACAAAGCGCGGCTGGCAGTGAGGAGCAAGCACAGGCTTACCGCCAAACTACTGAAGAGGCGTTGAAATCAGAATGGGGTAGGGCATATGACCAGAAACTTAATCAGGCTGTAAATGCAGCAAGAGAGTTTTCAAACCCAGAGATATTTGACCTTCAACTAACTGATGGCTCACGTCTTGGTGACAACCCTGAATTTATTAAAACATTTGCAAAAATCGCAGAGTTTAGGCAAACTGTCACCAGTGAAGACACAATTTCTGAGAATGCACAAGCAAATGTTATGACACCTAAACAGGCTCAGGCAGAGATTGATGCAATCATGAATAACAGGTCTCACGCTTATTGGGACAAAACAAACATTGTTGGGCGGCAACAAGCTATCCAGCGTGTTCAAGAGTTAATGGGTATGGTTCATGGAGAGGCTTGATTATATCCAGACCAGACTCGAATGTTTACGTTACGCGATTGAATTTGGAACGGCGCGTGATGTAGTGAATCCGGCTTTACTCGCAGATAAATACTACGAGTGGGTCATGCAGGGTAGCGATAAAGTTCGTCCTGTTGACAATCGGAAAGACGATAGCCCAAAGGCGGCTCAAAAGCCTAGAAGCGTCCGCAAGGGTAGCGCATCGCAAGTTGACAACGCAACGAGTGGCTAAAGGAGAACAATATGTCTGCTCAAATTACTACTGCGTTTGTCCAACAGTATTCTGCAAACGTGCAGATGCTCGCGCAACAGATGGGAAGCCGTCTGCGTGACACGGTGCGTATTGAGAATGTTATTGGCAAAAACGCATTCATCGACCAAGTTGGTCTGGCAACAGCCCAGCTACGGTCAAGTCGGCACGCCGACACCCCTCAGATGGATACTCCACATGCGAGACGCCGCCTGAGCTTAGCTTCATACGAATACGCTGACTTGATTGATAATCAGGACAAAGTTCGTATGTTGATTGACCCAACTTCATCTTACGCTATGGCTGCTGCGGCTGCTATGGGTCGTGCGATGGACGATGTTATCATTACTGCATTTGATGCTGCGGCTTCTACTGGTGAAACTGGCTCAACAAGCACAGTTTTCGACACCAATCAGGATGTTGCTGTATCAGTAGGTGGTGCTGACACCAACATGAACCTGACAAAGCTGCGTGAAGCAAAGAAGCTGCTTGACGAAGCTGATGTTGACCCATCCATTCCTCGTTACATCGTAATGGGGCCAAGCCAGATTCACGCTCTGCTTGCAGATACAAGCGTGACCTCAGCGGACTTCAACACCGTTAAGGCACTGGTACAGGGTGAAATCAATCAGTTCATGGGCTTCAACTTCATCATGTCCAACCGCTTGTCTGTAGACGCTAATAACGTCCGCACTTGCTTTGCTTGGGCTGAAGAAGGTATGGCTCTTGGTGTTGGTAAAGATGTTTCTGCTCGTATTGATGAGCGTGCCGACAAAGGTTACGCAACTCAGGTGTACTACAGCATGGACATCGGTGCTACTCGTATGCAAGAAAACATGGTTGTTCGCATCAAGTGTGATGAAGATGACCTAGATGGCGCAGAGTAGAGAAGGAGACTAGAGAATGACTACTAAAAATTCAGACTTAGTGGCAAATCTTGAGGCTCTTCCTCAGGTTGCTAACCCTGCAAGCGAACTGGGCGGCGTTGTACGCATCGCCCAGGGCAATGTTGCACTGGCGGCTGGTGACAGCACTGACGATGATATCGTTATGCTCGCACCAATCCCAACCAACGCAACTCTTGTTTCAGTCCGTGTTGGCTCAGATAACCTTGGCGGCACTTGCACATACAACGTAGGCTTCTACACAAATGAAGGCGTTGTTGTGGATGAAGACGCTTTGGCTACTGACGTTGCCGATGCTGCTGGCGTAGCGGAACTCCGTTACGAAGTGGCTGACCTCAACACGACTGGTCAACAGGTTTGGGAACTGGCTGGTCAGTCTTCAGACCCGAATGATGTTTACTACATCGCTGCTACCTTCAGTGCTACTGGTGGTTCTGCTGGTGATATGGCATTCATCATTGAGTATGTCGTAAACTAACATTGGAGGGGGCGGTTCGCCGCCCCTTTCTTTCCGTGAGGGTAGGAGGGCATGGAGTACAATAGTGATTTTAAGTGGGACTTAAAGGTTGGTCAATTACACGAAGAGTGGCTGGGGGATTTACTTCAGTCAAAGACCATAGAGGTGAAACGAGATTTTATGGCTTCACGAACTGGGAGGGTGTTTGTGGAGTTTTTTTGTAGGAATAAACCGTCAGGGATAGCGACAACACAAGCAAAGTTCTGGGCGTTTATACTTGATGACGAAACTGTGGTATTATTACCTGTGAAGAAACTATTAGCTTTGGCATTCGAGGCAGAAGAAAAAGGCAACGTAGTTTACGGTGGTGATAGCAATCTAAGCGTAGGTGCTTTGATAGAGTTGGAAAGGCTAGTAACGTAATGGCATCTGTAGTTGATATATGTAATGAAGCGATGGACTTGCTGGGTGCGGCAACGATTACCGCTTTAACAGAGAACTCAAAAGAAGCAAGATTGTGTAATCGCCGCTTTGAAACCGTGCGCGATTCCGTACTTCGGGCGCATCCTTGGAACATTGCGGTGACGCGAAAAGAACTAGCCAAAGATTCCGAATCTCCTGCCTTTGGGTTTACCAACCAATTTACCTTACCGACAGACCCATACTGCTTGCGTGTGCTATCGCTGTTTACATCAAATGTTGATAGCGAGATTGCAGCGTATGACTCTCAGGCTATGTTTAAGATTGAGGGGCGTAAGGTTCTTACGGATGAAGGCACTTGCCGGATTGTTTATATTGGACGCATCACCGACACTGAGCAATATGATTCCCTATTATCTTCCACGATTGCTACTAAGTTAGCGGCAGAAACGGCTTATGCAATTACAGGTAGTACCAGCGTATCACAGCAGATGTTTGCTGTTTATGAAGAGAGAATGCGTGAGGCTCGCTCTATGGATGCGGTCGAGGGTGTTCCTGACAAAATTGTTGCTGACGACTTTATTAACATAAGGTTCTAAGATGGCGCGAGTATCAACCATTGTAACCAACTTTAAGTCTGGTGAAATCTCTCCGCGCTTAGAGGGCCGGATTGACTTACAGAAATACAACGAGGCAGCTCAAACTCTGAGCAATATGCTTGTATTTCCGTCTGGCGGCGCAACACGCAGACCGGGTACTTACTTTGCTGGTAGAAGCAAAGATGGCGGTAAGGTGCGTTTGGTGAACTTTGAGTATTCAGACGAGCAAGCATATGTGCTTGAGTTTGGTGCGAACTATATCAGGTTCTTCAAAGACGGTGGCATACTGACAGAAGCCACAACTAACATTACTGGTGCGACATCAGCTAACCCTGTTGTGATTACGGCTAACGCTCACGGCTTATCTAATGGCGACCGTGTATTTATTAGCGGCGTTGGCGGCATGACCGAGATAAACAATCTTGAGTTTACTGTTGCTGGCGCGACTACAAATACTTTTGAGTTATCTGGCGTTGATGGTTCTGCTTACACAGCATACACATCAGGAGGCACAGTAGGCAAAATAGTCGAAGTAGCTACTTCTTACAGCGTGACAGATATATTTGAGATTAACTATGCTCAGTCTGCTGATGTGCTTTACTTGGCGCATAAAGACCACGCTCCTGCAAAACTGACAAGAACAACTGCTAGCAGTTTTACATTAGCCGATGTGGATTTTGTTGATGGCCCATATTTAGATGAAAACATCACAGATACTACGATGGAGTTATCATCATCAGCACCCGGCACTGGTGTGATTATGACATCAAGCACAGATTATTTTACTGCTAACCACATAGGCTTATTATTTCGTTTCAGAAAGCCAGTAGAAATTAATCATGAGATTTGGGCTGCTGGCGAAACTTACGCTGATAATGACTTGGTTTATTATGAAGATAATGTTTATAAGAATGTAACAGGCTCAACAACCACAACAGGAGGCACTCCACCAGTGCATCTTGAGGGTACTGAGTCTTATCACGATAGCTCAACAGGCTTTACTCAGTGGGAGTATCAACATAATGGAAGCGGTTATGTAAAAATAACAGGCGTTACATCTGGTTATATTGCTACGGTAGAAGTTGTTGAGCGTGTTTCAGATAACCACGTTGCAGATTTAACCGCAACAATCACTGGCATAACAAAAGCTAATCCAGCGGTAGTAACTGCATCGTCTCATGGTTTTACTAATGGGCAAAAGATTATTATTCGCAACGTTGTTGGCATGACCGAGGTTAATAATTTAGTTTTTACGGTTGCTGGCGCAACTACAAATACATTCCAATTATCTGGAGTAGACTCTACTGGATACACAACATATTCTAGTGGTGGAAGCGCTGGTTTATCCGTTGGCGTAAAAACATGGTCTGAGGGCGCGTTTGGTTTAATAAACGGATACCCAAGGGCGGTAGGCTTTTATGAGCAAAGGCTATATTTTGCTGGCACAACAGGTCAGCCACAAACTATCTTTGGCTCTGTATCGGCAGACTTTGAAAATCACAAACCCGGCACAGAAGATGATGCGGCAGTAAATGTAACGATTGCATCAGACCGAGTGAATGTTATCAAGCATCTTTTACCAGCTCGTTTCTTGCAGATATTAACAACCAGCTCAGAGTTTACGTTGTCAGGTGGAGCAGGAACGCAGCCAGTTACCCCAACAAATGTCAACGTATTGCGCGAGACAACCTTTGGCTCATCCGAGGTAAGACCGCTTCGGGCTGGTAACTCTACTATCCTTATTCAGAAGGGGCAAGAAAAGGTCAAAGAGATTACTTTTGATTTGGACACAGACGGTTTGCTTGGCGTTGACCTGACTATCCTTGCTGACCACATTCCTCGTGGCGGTCTAACTGACATGGTTTGGCAGCAAGAGCCTGAGTTAATCCTTTGGTTTGTTCACACAGATGGACGGCTTATTGGCCTAACTTATGACCGGGCTAATGCTGCTATTGGCTGGCACACACATTCTTTGGGTGGCTCTGGCATTGTGGAAAGCATTACCGCTATTCCATCAGGCGCTGAAGACCAAGTATATGTAGCGGTTCAGCGTACTATTGATGGCGATACTGTGCGGCACATTGAATACTTAAAGCCACTACAATTTAATGCGGTTATTGAGAATGCGTTTTTTGTTGATTCTGGCCTAACTTATGATGGCTCTGCTACCAGCACGATTACTGGCCTGAACCACTTAGAGGGGGAAACAGTTTCCGTGTTGGCAGATGGCTCGGCACACGCAGACAAGGTGGTATCGGGTGGTACAATTACGCTAGATAGAGACGCTGAGAAGGTGCATATCGGTTATGGATATACATCAATACTTGAGACATTGCGGCTAGAAGGCGGTGCTAATGACGGCGTATCACAGGGCAAGATAAAGCGGATACACGGCGTAACTATTCGTTTCCTTGAGTCTGTTGGGGCAGAACTTGGCCCAGACCTTGATAACTTAGACCGCATTCCGTTCCGTGATTCAAGTATGCCTATGGATGAAGCTGTGCCAATCTTCACAGGCGATAAAGAA